AGGTTAGAGATGTCAGTAGCGATTCCGCCCGCCGAGGCAGCTGCCGTACCACGCGCAACCACGTTACCTGCCGCTACGGCACTCGCAGCAATATCATCGGGCCATGAGGACGGCTTGTTAACCCCAAAGAACACCGCTGCGTCAAGCGTGCGCCCGACTGCCTCTTCCAGCTTCGGACGAATCTCGCCCCACACGTCGAAGTTCGCATCCTCAAGCACGGCCTCGGGGATAGGCACGATGCAGGCGATTTCTTCAGCGTTAAGGTACTTGTTGGACCACGCGACTTCAGTCGTTTGCTTCAGGCCCGTGTCGCCATTGACGAAGTAGGCCACAGGAAGCGCGGACAGCACTGGCATGCGTTGCTGGTTAGTCGCCATCTGCGCGCGGCGCATCAGCGTGAGCGCTGCCGACTGCTTGGTGGTGTTCTGGATGATCTCTGATGCTACGTCTTCAGGAATGAGGGCCTGAGCGTCAGTACGGGAGATAATGTTATCGTAAGCCATCGGCTACCGCTCCTTTAAGCGCGGCCAGCCATTTGACGGATCTGCGTGTTCATGTCGAACTTCGCGGGTTGATTAGCCCCATCTCCGCCGTTAGCTGAGCCTGTGGTTCGTTTGGCCTGCTCCGCCTTGAGAGATGGCATATAGTCCGCCCAGTTCTTTTGAGCGTACTGTTCAAGCGGGGTTTCCTTGTCCCCGTCCTTCACGTAAGCGACCTTGCGCTTGTCCTTTTCGCGCCCCTCTTCCTTGACGAGGAACTCAATTCCATTTGAAGCGTTGGCGCGGTCTTCAAGCACTGAAAACCGGAGTTTTGAGCCGCCGATACCAACGTCTGCAACCTCTCGCAGGATGTCGCGGCGCTTAAGCTTCTTGTTCTCTTCCACTACGGTAGGATTTTCATCCAACTGCTTCTTTACGTCCTCAGGCTTACCCAGCACCTTGTAGGCTTCAAATAACGCAGCCTCTTCCCTGGAGAGAACCACGGAGCCTTCTGCCGGAGCCTTGGCCTGAATCTGCGTAAGCTGCTCTTCCAGTCCGCGAATCTTCGTGCGATACTGGTAGTTCTCGTCAAACAGCTGCGTAGCGAACGCCATCGCGTCGCCGTTCATCTTGTTGAGACGGTTCTGAAATGCTTGTGTTGGATCAGCGCCTTGGCTATTGTCGTCCGGCATCTACTTTCCTCTGTAAAATGAAAAGCCCGCCATCCAAAGCGAGCTATGGCAGCAAGCTTCAAATGGCGGGCAGTTCTCGAAAGGAGCTTTAGCTTATGGCGTGTTGCCGCAATGCTGGCAGCGACGCTTAAGGCCCAATTTCTTTTCAATAGCTGCTATTTGCATCTGTAGCGCTTGACGCGTTTGCAGCCAGAAGTCCCGATCTGAGACTTCCATGCGAGACTCTACACGAGAATCCTGTTTCAGTACAACAACTTTTTGTTGATGTTGTGCGCTCACTTAACTTTTACGGGGCAATTTCAATCCCTTAAACTTACGGCTACGGCGATGTGCAGCTGTACGTCTCTTCTCCAGCTTGACCGCAATGCCAAGATTGCCGTTATCCTCAATAGCAAAGGCAAGCGAGTGAATCAGCCCGCAATCACAGCATGCTACTCGCAGAATCTGCCACGCTTTGCCCTTGCGCCGACGTAGCGGCTTGAGTTCGATTCCTTCACCATCGATGATGGTCGGATATTTCACCTGAGGGTAATATGTCTCCAGCTTGGAATCGCGCCGAAGGGAATATTCGCATAACCCCAGACGGCAAACGTCACTACCAATCGTTGAATAAACCACTGCCAACGAGGCAACAACAGAGTTCGCGCTCTCCACCAAATCCAACGTAGGTCATTAGGCGGATTGATAAGCATATAGAAACATGAATCACGAATAAAGGCGTCTCCATGTTCTCCTAAATACCTCAACTTCAGACCCGCAACACTCAACTCCTTAGGATACAATTCCGCTCCGGTCAGCAACCAGACATCTCTACGGGACACGCTAACAGGTAGATTGTCTGAGCCCTCAATAGCGACTTGAAACGCGACATAGCCATCGGCTAACCGATCCTCACGTAGTAATAATCGCGAGTAGTTAGAATACATCTGGTGGTTCATGGCTTATCGCCTCTCGCAAACAGTCTTACTAAATCCCTGACTCTAGTTCGATTATTTTCAGCAACCTCAAACACCACCCCACGCCCCATGCCGCGAAAGAAGTCTATCGGATTCGTGGCATCCCGCAGCTTCCACAAGACGCGCTGGATGATGAAGTCGCATTCTTCATCACTTAGTCGGGTTGGATTGCTCTCTGTTGTCGTTGTTGTCGTTGCCATTTTCTTGTCCGTTGTCGCTGCTGACTTTCCCATCCGGTATCTCCATATCTTCAATCTGCTTGTCCGAGTAACCAATTTCCTTAAGCGCTATCTTCACGGGCAGACTCAGGTTGTTAACCTTAGTGACCGCATTCGCTATTTGCTCAGTCTCATTGCGCGGTGTCGTATCGGCCCAGACTACCTCAGGTGAGAGGTCAGACTTCCCTGCAATCTCAAGGGCAAATCGCATCACGTCGCCCCAAACCATGCCCCACGCAGTTTGCCTATCCTCAACCTTGGCAGCCAGTGGCCCATCAGCAGTCTTCATACTCTCGCCTGAGGGCATATTCCCTTCGAGGGTAAAGTAGTGCAGGGGTGTACGCGACACGCGGGCAATCTCTCTACGGAAGTCATTGATGACCGTGATGAACTGATTGAGATCTCCGGCAGAGAACTCGCCAAACTTCGCTTCTGTGCTGGTTGTGCCCCAGACGCCGCCCGATTGCAGCTTGTATCGCTTCGCTGCCTCTTCGGCGGTCAGATCATCCTCCAGCCCCGTAGCGTATCTCTGCGGCAGGGCAAAGAACTCCGAACCTACCAGCATGTCTGCAATTGACTTGTTGAGCGCATCCTGTAGCGGCATCGCCTCTTTCAACTCAGTCTTGCCAAGCTCGCCTACGCTGGTGCGGTTGCCAAAATGGAACACCGGAACCTTATCGTAAGGATTATCTAGCGGCCATCCCGGATCGTCATCGTCTTGATGCTCGATAAACTGGCGCGCATTCGTAGGAAGTCCCCCCTGAACTTTATTGCGCGTGATGTATTTCTCAATCCGATCTCGGTAATACAGAGTGATTCTGCCAAGTTTGTCAGGGGTAATCCACGCCTTTGCGGCCTTAATGATGTAGCCCGGTTGCTCCGAGTCGTACTGAATCACTATCCGCGAGGCTCGGTTAGGATAGAGAACTGGAAACCCTTCAGCATCGGGCCACACAACCAGATACGAATCGCCTTCGATGAGGGAGTCCAAATGGACCTCAGACGCCCGTTTCGCCATCCGATTGCGCCGCCATATCTCCACGGCGGCATCTAGTGCGCCACCAGCCTCCACGTCAAATGACTGGATTTTCAGCCGGTCCCGTAGTGTCTCGACCACGGTTGGCATGAGGTTGTCAGCGAATGCGTTGAAGAGAGCGCCGAACGCTGTACGAAACTTCTCAGAGGCGAAGGCTAAGCGGTGATCGCCGTTGTAGTAGTCGCGCGCCACCTTGTAGCGGTTGGCGAGTACCGCAAATTCAGATAGAGCCCATTTAATGTCTTCTACAGGCATGTTTCACGTGAAACCTTGTCAAATGAGACGGGGCAGGAGTCGAACCTGCTTACCGCGCTGCTCAGGGCGTAGCTTCCGATAATCCCTCGCGCGAAACCATCCTAATAACTATAGGCGTTACTGGAAATGTGCCGATCCGTGTCATCCAAGCCTCATATTAACAAAGTTTTACTACCAGCGGGCTAGGAAAATAGCGCTATAATCACGACAGAATCACATGAGAAAGCAAAACCTAACTACGATGACTGACGCTGAGTGGCACGACCGACTGGCCGACTCGTTTAACCGTGCCGCAAATTCCGCAACGAATTCGCTGATCTCCGAGTGGTACGCTATAGAAGCGACGGCAGCGCGTTGTGATAATATAAACACCCATGAGTACAGAAAAACCCCAACAGTTCCACGATCTAGTCAAAGCCGCCCACGATGCGATTGATGCCTATGCTGAATCTCGCGTATCAGCAGACAGCGGGTGGTTTGAGCGAGATCTTGACGGTAACGTCCGACACGCCGTTGCTGACCTATTAGAGTTTGGCCTGAAGCGAAACATTGAACCCGTGCTCACTACCAACTCATAAACCTACCAACGGGCAGGGCAAACGCTCGGCTCCCGTAACGCCCCGCATCCATCGCGTGATTGTCGAACGCTACCACTTCATCCGTCACCTTGCCTTGCTTATCAGTTTTGAAACTGTAACGCTTAATCTCACGCGTGATGTTCACTCCTGAATTCAGGACATACAGCGGCTTTGATTTTACAACGTTGATAGTTGTAATGATCGAGTCTGGTCCCTTTTCCGCAGGCTCAATCTTGAACCCCGATCGTGAGATTTCCTCGATCGTCTTGGGCTCAGCAGAATCGGCGACGATCCTTGCTCGTTTTAGTTCCGGGAACGTCTTTAACTGCCCGATTAAATCTGCCGTAGTAAGTTTTGTCTGGTATAGCAGTTCACGCCAGTAGAGCGCGTTGTCATATAGCCTAACCTCAACCAACGCCGTCGGGTTGTTATAGCCAAAATCCAGACCGTAGACCGCCTCACCTTTGTCATACGGATACTCAGACTCGGACACGGGACGCCAGTGTGTAAAGACTCGGGTGTTACCGCGGGCAATCTCTCCCAACCCGTAGACCTTCCAGTACTCCTCGTCAGCATCACGAAGCCGCTCTATCTCAGAGACGAGACTTTGTTCAAGAAAGGGATTGTCGCGGTAGTTTGTTACCAGCAAATCACAGTCATCACGAGTCTCTACGTCATCGTAAATCCATGAGAACGCTTCAGAGGGATTGTAGTCGAGCACGATCTTGTCAGCGGTCCTAAATGCGAGTTGACGAAAGGCTTCTACTTCACATTCATTAGCTTCGTTAAGAAACAAGTAATCACGCTTGCGGCCACGTACCCGCATCGACTCGTTCAGGCCAATGAACTCGATCAGGTTATTGTTGAGATGGTACTCGTTTGACGTTTTATTGTGCGCGGCGGGATCGTAAACGCCTGCACGGTCCAAGATCTCGAAGAAGTCGCGCATGGATGAGGCGCGCAAGGCGGGCATAGTCTGGCGGGCGACTGTCAGGATCTTGCCCTGTTCGTTGCCCAGTCTGTAAACCCAGTAACAAAGCACGTTATAAGTTTTGCCTGAGCGGGTGCCACCGCGGAGAGAAGAGATGCGCGCTGATGAGTAACGCAGGAAGTCAAAAACCTTACTCGTTTGTATTCTGACT